AGCTACTGGAGGATTTTTTGTAGCTGTAGGAGTTACTTATAAATTTTAAAATAAATGATATGTGCGGACTTTGTCTAGGCGGTATTTGTGAATACTGTAACAATTAAAATATAAAAAGGGGAAGTCGTAATGACCTCCCCTTTTTTGGTTACAGGAACTTTGGGTATGGTGCCCAGTATTTTTTGTTCCTTATTCTAAAAGTGTATATGTTTTTTTCTTTGGTTTAGGTTTTATTTGCCACTCTGGCCAACCTAACATCATTGCAACTCTTTGCCACACTTCTGCGTCTTCTCCCATAGCAGCTGATATATTATTAGCTTTTGTAAATACTCTATCTAACGGTACGTTAGTTGTTGCAGATACAACTTTTGAAGCGGCTTCATAAGCTGGGTTATCTATAGCAAAGCCTTTATCAATAATATCATCTCCGTATTTATCCACCATATAACCAGCAGCTTTTAACTTAGATACTTTAGAATCTATTGGTGGAGAAAAATCTAATAACTTCCAAGCAGCATCTACATATTCAGGTCTATCTCTTTTTGATCTTTCGTAAATGTCAAGAAGTAAATTTTTAGCAACTGCAACCGCAGCTCCGCCATATCCTAAACCTCTAAGTAGTGAATCAACCATACCATTACCTATACTAATATATTTCTTTTCTCTTTCTTTAGACTCTTCCTCATCATCACCAAAGCCTACAGCGAATAAAGCTTGTTGTAGTACATTGAATATAAGGTTTTGCATTGCTCCGTAGTATACGATTTTAGATATATTATTTTTCCAGTCACCTCTTTTATTTTTAAGGTCACTAGCTGCTTTCTTTATTATTCTAGCATATTGAGATGGCGTGTTAGCAAATGCTAATATAACTCTACCAACATTACTAGCTTGTTGTTGTGATATTTTATCTGGTCTACTTGACTGTTGTGACTCTTCAGCTATTTCTCTAAATTCTCTATAAGCTATTTCTTCTGCTTCTTTTTGAGACATACCTTTTTTGACTAAAGCATTTATTTTGTTTCTATAAAAAGTAGCACCACCTGAAGCAATAGCAAAACTATCAGCTATTTGAGTTGGTAAAAATCCTTTTTGCAATATGTAATTCAAAGCAGCTTTAGCTTTGTTCTTCGATGTTTTAGCAGCATCTGCTATTTCACTTTCAGATATATTAAGTTTTAAACCTTGTCTTCTATCTTTTAAAAAGTCTGAGTTCATTAAGGTTGTAAAATCTTTCCAATACTGTGGCTGATTAGCAAAAGCTTTACCAGCTTTATAAATATTATTATCGCTCCAGTTTATAAAGTTTATAGAGGATATTGTTTGAAGTACAGCCGATCTAGTATTAAAGAACATTATAGCTCCAATAGATCCGTTAATATAGTCCAATACTTGATTACCTATTCTGCTTTCGCTAAATAATCTATTCTTACCAGTTTTCATTCTCGATAATATATTTTCCATAGCTTCTCTATACTTAGGACCATGTATAGCTTCCATCTTGTTTAGATTTTCTTTAGAAAATATTATATCAGCGTTAGTTTGCCACTCTTCTAGATACTTAGCACGCTTAACGGTATTTAAACCATTAATAAGATCAGTTGTTATTGTACCAACTAACCAAGATTCTTGCGGGGCTGGATAACCTTCTGATTTATTTATAGCTTGTAATTGATCTGCAAATACTTTTAACTTAGGATTTTTATCAATAACTTCAGTTAAATCTTTTAAATCTCTTTTTGATATACCTGGTATATCTAAACCTTGCTTATTCCACAAGTAAACTCTTACAGCTTGTTCATTGGTAAAACCATCAATAGCTTCTTTACGCAAGTCTTTAGGCACTTCAAGTTCTTTTTTAAGAGCTTTAAAATCATTCATTAAATTGATTCTATCTCTTGATAAATTCTCCATAGCTCTAGCAAAAGGATTTAATAATCTTTCTTTATACCAAGCTATTTGCTGGTCACCTAATTTACCTTTAGCCAATGTTGGATATAACAAACCTACAAAATCTTCAGCTGAAGGTGGAATAAAGAATTTAAATTTACCCTTACTTGCTCCAACTGTTTTAGCTCTAGCATCTGAATATACTTTTTCAGCACCAATACCAGATTTGTTTTCTAATATTTTATTAAAGTCAGAATTAAGATCTTCAGATAAAGAAAACTTAGCTTGCTGCGTTTTAGATTTAACATCGATAACAGACATTACATCTCTAACAGCTTTAACATTTTGATACGCATCATCAGCAAAGTAAAAATCATTATAACCTTCAGCAGCTTTATCTATCATCCAGTTGGCTTTAGCTTCACCTGTAGATTTACCTAATCCTGTTATATTTTTTAATGGTATATTTAGCCCTTGACTATCTAAAAATTCTTTAATTGCTATAGCTGCTTGAGGTGCTCTAGCTGTTAAAACAAATACATCATCAGTTCCTCTTGCTTCTTGTATTTTTTTAGCTATATCTAATAATGGACCAGGCTTACCTTTAGTAACTTTATTAAACTCAGAAAAATCAAATACATAGCCTTCTTCTAACAACCTAGATCCATCCATAGCAAACTTTTCAGCAGTTAAGCTACCTTCAGTTCCATCAGGAGCTGTAAATAAAACATTAGATTTAGTTATGGCTAATGTATCGTCAAAATCAAATACTCTAATCTTTTTAACAGGAGCATTAATATCTCTAGCTATACTTAAAGCTTCGTCTATACCAGCAGCTTTACTTAGCAAATCTTCAATGTTTAAATTACCTTCTACATCTAAAACTTTAGAATCATTAAGAGTTGTATTAGTGCTTTTACTAGCTTTTAATTGACTTGGAGCTATTTTTAAATATTGATCTAATTGTTTTTTAGCTTCTTTAATATTTAAACCTTCTAAAACTACTTGCTTTATAAGTTTATTTTGTTGAGCTGCAACATTTTCTATATTTTTAAACTTATTATCTACGCCTAATCCAAATTTATCTGCATAAGTTTGACCTGTCCTAAGATCACTAACTGTATTTAAGTTTATACCAGCCATAGCCATTCTTATAATAGGATTTGAAGACATATTAGTTCCAATAGGCATTGTAGCAGCATAGTCTATATCTAACTTAGAATCATCTTTTTTAGATAAAATAGTTTGAGAAAAGTTTTTTCTAACTTCTTTCATCATTGATTTAGCAGCGTTATTTTTTATGGCCCACAGTAAGTTAGCACCAACAACAGACGCTGGAGGGTTGTGTTCTTCTCTATAAAGTTTTTTAGATCTAGTTTCCATTTTATCACCAGCTTCAAAAACATCTGAAATACCTTCAAAAGGCGCAGCTGCTTTTATAAGTCCACCTGTAGCTTGATAGCTTTGTATTATTATCATACCAGCTATATCCATTGACATTCCATTTTCAACAGCTTTAGCTAATTGAGTAACAACATGATCTAACATCTTCATATTTATTTCAGATTGTGTCATTTCAGTATTGCCTACTTTTTTATCTAACTTTTTTATTAAAGCTTTTTTACCTATAAACTCACCTTTAGCGCTTATGCCTATTTGCTTGTATCCATTTTCATCAAAAGGAGAATCACTAGCTTCTTTTAATAAATCTTTATAAGCTGGGTCATCTTTACCCCAGTATAAATTACCTGGTTTAGCCACCCATAGAGATGGATCAACTTCAAGTATTTGTTTTTTATAATTGTCTAAATTAAAAGTTTGCAATACTCCATCTACAACTTTAGCATCCGCAAATCTATAAAAATTACCATCTTTAGTTTTAAAATACTTGCCAATATTTTTAATACCTGCTTTTTTAGCCTGTGTATAACCATTGAACCTATTGTTTTTATCTCCGTAAAAAGTTTGTCTTCCAGCACTAGTCATGGCACCAGCTACTATAACCGCTTTATCCATAAAGCCTTCTTTAGCAGCTTTTAACATCATTTTTATTAACCCATCTCTATTGGACTCTTTAATAGCGTCAGCTTTAAAATTTAGTTTTTTAGCTATTTTATTTTTGTCTCTTATTAAAGCTAGTTCATTTAATTCTTCTTGTATAGGTTTTGTAGACAAACTAAACATACCAACAGGCGTACCACTTTTAATATCTTGTAAAGCAGACTCAGGCATACCTTCTTTTTGTAATTGCTCTCTAACTGTTTGATTGGTTATAGCTTTACCAGTTTGATTAGCTAAAGCAATTATTCTAGCAGATATATTCCTATCATCTCTAGTAGGTTTACCTTCTACAAATCCAAATACTTCTAAAAACTCTACACTACCTATATTAGGTTTTTTATTTTGCACATTTAAACCAGCTCCAGTCTTAGACCTTACACTACGTTTATTATAGAACTTATCAAGCAACACTTTAGGAACACCTGTTGATTTAAAGTCTTTATTATAACCATCAGGTAGTAAAGCTTTTAATAAATCCACATTATTTTTTATGTATCTTTGAGCACTAGCTATTTCACCTTTAGTTAAGTTAGCATTACTTAATATTTTATTAGGTGATATACCAAATGCTTCACCAATAGTTTCATTAGCTAAATTTTTAAGGGTTTTGTAATTAACTTTAGATAAGTCAATTTTTTTTACTTTTTTACTTACTTCTTTAATAGCCTTGTCTTCTAGCTTTAATCTTTTAGCAACTTTAGTCTTTCTCTCTGCTTGTCTTATTTCTTTTTCAGTCCTATCATCAGTTGCAACATCTGAATCATCTACAACTTGTCTAGCTTGTTCTGAGTCAATGCTAGTAGTTTCCGATTCTTTACCTATTTGTTCCTCATAAAAAGCTTGACGCTTAGGTCTTATATTAGAATTAATCCATGTTGAAAACTCTGTTGACCCATCGTACCTTCTTAATATGCTATCAAATTCTTTATTAACAAATGATATAGCTTCTTCTGGAGCAATAGTACCTTTAGATATGTCATAACCTAAAGCTTTTAAAGCTACATTATCATATTGTTTTATTAATTCTTCTACATCTGTGTTAACGGGATCTTTCTTATATTGTCTGGCTAGATCTGTTACTTCAGATTTAGAAAACTTAAGTATAGTTTCATCAACTCCTTTTTCAGCTACATCTTTAACTCTGTCTTTTAATCTTTCGCTTACAACAACTCCTTCTTTAGCTGCTTTAACTTGAGCTTTAGTAAATTTACCTTTGCTTACAGACTTATTGTAATCTTTTATAAAGTTATATACATCTTTACTATCATTAAAATCTATATTACTAAAGCCAGCATTTTGTAATATTCTTCTAACAAAGTCTTTTAATTTAGTAAATACTCCTTCTTCAAATTTAATATCACCAGTGGCTATTGCTTCTGAAAACAATGTTAATACTTCTTCAGCTTTGGTAGCTTCGTTAATATTAGGGTCTGCTTTGTATTGTTCTATTCTAGCAGCAAGATCTGAGTTTTTAAAATCTTCAGTACTTATATTGCTTAATTGCATTTTAATAGCATTAGCTAAAGCAAAAGCGCTTTCATCACCTTTATTAAGTGTATTAAACAAAACACCGTGCAATATTTCATGAGCAGCTGTGGTTACAGCACCTTCTTTAGAAGCTACATTTTTATTGATTATAATAGTCTTACCGTCTTCGAGTATAAATCCTCTCTGCTTACCAGCTTCTTTAGCTTTTGAAGCGGCCATGTTTGTGTTTTCTTTAAGATAACTTTCTACATTGGCTTCATTTTCTAGCTCTATTACATTGAAGTCAATATCAGCTTTCTCTACAGCTTTAACAGCAGATCTAGTTGCAGTTTCTACAGATTGTATATTACCAAGCTCTGTATTAATTTCTTTAATTCTTTGCTTGTCTGGACCTGTAAAAGCTTCATCTTGCTTATTTACATTGTCTTGTAGTTTTTGTCTTTCAATTATTAGATCAAAAGATTTTTGCTTAGCTTGTGTTCCAAATTTTTTAGGTATTTTTAATCCTGCATTTCTAGTGTTAGCTAAAGACTCAGCTTGTATTTGTTTTTCTTCAGCTGTTATCTCACCGTTTTTAAATTTATTATCTATATTTTCTTGAGCAGCTTTAAAAAATCTATCAGCTTGAGCGAGTTCAATATTTGAAGTCAAATCAAATTTAGTAGCCACATCTCTAGCGGAGTTTTTAAGTTCTACAAAACTTTGTCTAGCAACATTAGTGCCAAAAGGCATGAAGAAACCGGCTATCATACCCATTTCACCTTCTTTATTTATTTGATCAAGATCTATATATTTAAACATGTCTGTAGCTCCACCAGTTTGAGTACCAACAGAAACTTGATTTAAAAATGATTGAGCACTTTCTGTGAGTCTTTCTGTAAAAGCGCCTTCAGTCATATCTATTCCTTTTGCTAAAGCGTTTTTTCCAAACTTTTTTATTTCACCTTTATAAAGAGATCCAACTCCACTCATGGTGTTTTTACCAAGTTTAGTAAAAGTAGAGTTTAACACTTTTTTAGCTCCAAATCTTTCTGCAGCGGTTTGAATAGCAGCAAAAGCAGCTGAATTAGCTTGGCTAGCATACTTACCTTCTTCTAAAGCTTTTATATAATCTTTTTGCTCTGGCTCTTTACCTAAGTCATCCCTCAAACCATCTGTTAAAGCTCCCCAGTAGTTTTCAGCATACATAGGTGTGAACATAGCTGCCGTGGCTATACCTGCAGTAATAGGACCACCAAAAACAGAAAGACCGCCAACAATTAATTGAGGTGCTTGCTCTGCTATTATAGATGGAGCAGCTTTAGCAGCGTTTAAAGCATATTCAAAACCAAAACCTTCTACATCTGGTGACTCAGTAAATAAAGCAAGGTAATCATCTGTTGCTTTTATTTTATCTAAACCTTCTATTATGTTTTCATTAAGGTTTTCTTTTTTACTTTTTAATTCTTCTAATCTATCTTTTACTTTTACATTTTCCACAGTAAAAGTAGGGCGACCTGAGATACCAACTTCTTGTTTTCTTACATTTATCTCGTCATCTAAACTTATAGATTTATTTTCTATTTTAGCTTCAAGATCTTTTAATTCTTCATCACTTTTTTGAAAAGCCAATTGCTCTCCACTCAACATTGTTTTATCAACAGCACTTCCAAATGATTTAACTCCTTTAACAGCAGATTCAACAATACCACCAGGACTCAAAAAACTTGATTCATCTATACCTCTTAAAAACTCATCATTATATCTTCCCCACTTTTTATTTAATTCTCCAGCTACATCAGCTCCAACAACTTCTAAGTCTTTTATTATTTTGTTAAAAGCAGGGCTTTTTTGTACTTCACCATATACTTCTGCTGCGTAAAAATCATTAAATTCTTTTTTAGCTTCAGCAACTCCTTCAGGAGTAGTTAAATCAGCACTGTTTTGTATTTCTAAAGCTTTTTCTTTAAGAATATCTTTTTTATTAAACTGTTGTATTTCAACTAAGGCTTTAATTCCTTCATCATCTCTTATTGTTTTGCCAATAGATTCATTTATAGCACTTGTTAAATCTTCTTTAGTTTCAAAATCTTTAATACTTTCAGGCATATTATCTGCCATTTTCTTTTTAACCTCTGGTCTAGGCACGTAAATAGCTTCGTCTCCAGTTCCACTTTCTAGTGTTAAATAACTAGGTTTTAAAACGCTTGATATTTGTTCGTCTTTTTGTTCTTCACTTAAACTTGTGTCTTTAGTTATCTCTATTACTTTATCTTTGTATTCTTTTGTTTGAACTTCTAATGGTCTATTATCTTGATCTTGTAAAGATTGTATAACTTCATTTAAGTAAACTCTATTACCTCCAACCATTATAGAAGCTTGAGACTTAGCAACAGGAGCAGCTGTAGAAATATCTTCTGAAACTAATTCTGCGTCTTCAACTGCTGGAGTCTTTTCTGCTGCAGGTGCAGTTTCCTCCGTAACAACCTCTGTTTCTTCCACTACATCACTAGTTATATTTTCTGCTTTATATCTTTCAATAACTGCAGTTATAGTATCGTGTGATTCACCGTTAGCAACCATAGCTGCTATAATTTGCTGTAACTTTTCGTCCATTACTTACTGCTATTAGCTAAATAATATTTAATTTTTTCCTCGTCAGTCATTCCTTTAGTTGGATCACCTTTGTCATATTTAGGATCTACAAGTCTTATAAACTTATTATAATCATCTTTATTACTTAATTTAAACTCTTTAGCATCTTGATCTCCAATTTTAACGCTAATAGCATTTGTACCAGGTATAGCTTCTTCAAAAGTAACATTAGGGTATAAATCTTTTAATTTACTTACAACACCAGTTTCTTCTTTATTAAATTCTTGAAAACTTATCAAAGGATCTATATCAAAAGATTCTTCTCCAACTACAAAATCATCTGTTTTTGTATTTATATATGTTTCAATAACAGAAACGTCATAGTTTTTTGGAGTTTGTTTAAGAAGTTTACGTTCTAAATTTTCAATTTGTTTTTTATTATTTAAATTAAAAGTTTGACTAAAAGGTTCTCCAGTGGCCTCACCGCTACTGTCTAAATCTTGAGTTACAAAAGTAATTGAATCGCCATCTTTTTTTATTTTTCTAATATTTCTACCATCTAATTCAGTTCCTATATATGGATCTTCACTTCCTTTTTTTCCTTCTTTTAAATCCTTTAAGTTATTTATAAACTTGTCACTATAACTCTTTTCTTCAGGGTTTATTGTTCCATTACCGCTAGAATCACTAGAGCTTTTTCCTCCACCTTCTTTTATTTCCTGCTCACTTAAAGTGTATTTATCTTCTTGAGTGGTGAATCTATCTTTTACTTTTGTTTTTAAATAAGTTTTTAATTGTTCCTTATTTTCTTTAGGGTTATAAACCCCAGACCCACCAAGCATTTGCCAAGTTGACTGACTAACTGAACCTCCTCCATCAACCCAATTATCTAAGGTATTGTCAAGGTTTTTATTTGCCTGTGTATAACTAACTTCAACATCTTTAAAATTAACAGGATCACCATTTCTTATACCTTCTCTATAACTTGTTATTTTTGTAGACAAAGTGTCATAAGTTTTCTTTAAAGTTTTATTCCAAATACCATCCATGAAAGTATTGTATTCCTCACCGTTAACAGTGTCAATTAAATTTCCACCATTCTCTCTAAAATCTACATAATCTTGGTAAGCAGTTTCAAAAACTTTTCCGTCTCCATCTTCATATTTAAAAACTTGACCAGAAGGTAAACTTAAAACTTGAAATCTTTCTGGGTTTTTACCAGTTCTTAAATCTCTTAACATGTGTAATTTTACAGATTGTAAAGGATCATTGCTATTTAATATAGCTCCATCTTCGTTTTCACCTATTTTAGCACCATTTACAAAAGCTGAATCTGTTTGTTCTGCTTCTTGATTAAAAAGAGAAGCCATTACTGGGTATTGTTTTATCATGTTCTTCAAAGCTCTTTCAGCTCCTCTATATGCTTCTGTACCTGGCAAATTATCACTCATTATATCTAAAAAATATTTAGAATTATTTTTAATTTGATTAGTTACAGCAACATCTTCTTGTTCCCAGCTTTCAGTTCTTGGCTGGTTTATATTTTCAAAGTTATCAATTTCAACTTGATAGCCATCTGTAGCCGCTTGTTGTCTATCTCTTAAGTTTTTTAGTTCTTTATCTTTTTCCTCTTGCTCTTTTTTAGCTTCTTTAGCTCTAGCTATTTCTTGAGCTCTTTGAAATCTAAGTTCATTACCTATTTGCTGATTAACGTTTTCTAAACCCTGATTTAAAGTGTCAAAACTTTTATCGATTACTTGACTTGGCTGTCTGTATGTTCCCATGTTATTTATTAATTTTAATCACCAGTGTTAGTATTACCTCCCAACAGTTGACTATTAGAGCCTAATGTTGATGGATCTGTAAATCCTGATTGAAAAGTAGAAGAATTGTAACCACTAGTACTTGAATTATCAATTGGTGGCATATTAGAACTACCACCACCACCACCACTATTTTTTTTATTGTACATAGATAAACCTAAGGTAGTTAAACTACCAGCAGCTCCAGTAAAAGCACCCATAGCATCTTGTTGATATTGCATTTGTTGAGCTGTTTGATTATCTATCAAGGCTTGATTCCTGTCCAACTGCATTAATTCTCTATTTTCTTGTTGCTGCCAAGCTCGACCTTCAGCGCCTATAGCCGCTTGTTCTAACTGTAGTTTTTGAGCTTGAACACTTACTTCTCCTTGAGCTTTTAATCGGTTATTTCTAGCCTCTTGTTGTTCGATGTTAGCTGATATACCTCTTTTACTTCTAGCTGCTGCCTGTGCTAATGCTGTTGCTCCACCTGATCCAAAACCTCCAGCCTGCATAGAGTCTAAAGTATTTGCCAAAGCTAAATCAGCTTGTTCAGCTTGCATTTCTGCAGCTTGAGTAGCTACTGGTAAGTTAGCGTAAGGATTAGTTATTTGGCCAGCTAAATCTTTTATATCTTGACTAGCGTTGTAAATGTTTTGTCTAGAGTTTTCTAAGTCTGTAAGTTGGTCTTGCAATTTTTTAGCATCTGCCTTAGCTTTTTTAGCTTTATTGCTAGCCATTATACCGCTAAATGCTTGAGCACCAATCCCAAGTAATGCCACTAAAGGAAATGGCATAGCTAATTGAGGTTCGTAATTAAATGTTTCTAATATTTCTAATAACATATTTTATTTTTTAAGATGATTGTACAAATGTAGTTCCTACAGACCAAAGTTCTTTTAATCCACCAACGTTAGTACTATTGTCTACTCTAATTTGAACATTAGCTACATAACCTTTAATACCACCAAGTAAACTTCCTGAAATAACTTCTTGATCACTTGCGCTTGATAAATTAGATATATTTGCTACGTATAAATTTTCTTTTCTATTAAAACCAGACCTTTGTGGATATCCGCTATTTGGATCTACATATAAGCCTTCATCATAACTCCTTATTACAGGAGATGTGTCAGCAAAACCAACCCCATCATTAGTAAATCTTGTCACACTACCTTGCAAACTAGAAATAGACCAGCCATTGTCACCTTCGTAATTTATTGTTTGAAAGCTCTTTTTAGTAGAGGGATTAGAATTAACTACAAAATCTATACTACAAGATACCGGTATTCCATAATAATTTAAATAATTATTATTTGTTACGTTGTTTACGTAGTGTTTATAAATGCAGTTGTTGTATGTAGAAAAATAACTACCTTTTAGACTAAATATATTTCCAGGTTTATAGCTATATGTACTAACCCAACCTTTTACATTTTCACTATATGACAAAGTAGCAAATAATTCATTTTCACTAACAAAAGAAGGTTCTAATTGTAGGGAAATAGTATAGTATCTATTGTGATTATCCCAACCACCAATTATTTTGCTTTTATATTCATATTCAAAAAATCCAGAAGATTCAGGTATCACATTATTACTTGTTGATACAGATAGTATAGAAGGTGTTATACCGCTTACAATAGATATATCTGTAACAGAAGCACCTGTATTGACAATTGATCCAGAAGAGGTTGAGTTTAACACAGAACTCCCTAAAAAAACCTTACATATATCAGTATTAGAAGATTCAATATAAAAAGGATTTTGAAAGCTAGTAGTACTACTTAGCATAGAAGATGTTAAAACAAAACTTATTGAACCGCTAAATTTAACATTATCTCCTGGTATAGTAACAGTATCACCTACTCTATAACCAGATCCTCCAGTTAAAGTTGTTTGAACTTGAACAACTGATTGAGAAGTAGTAAACACAGTAACTTCAGCATCAACACCTATCCCATCTGATGTCACACTGAGTGGACTAGCAGTACCAAGTGCTATAAAAGTATACAAACTTAAATCTAAATCACCAGAAAATAAATTAACTCCATTAATTATAGATCTAGGCGGGTTAGAAACTAAAGTCCATGATATGTTTTTATTTTTATAATTATTATCTAAAGAACTTAAAGAATCCCTAAAAAAGTCTTTCATACCATATTCAGATATTTCTGTCAAACCATCCATAGATAATCTAATAATAGAGCCTCTTACTGGATCTGCAAAATATTTTCTAAAGCCAAATTGAGCAAATGATTCTGGGTTTTTACCAATACCAAATCTACCTGAATATGGTACGTTTTGCCCTACAACAGGTATATTTGAACTTTCGGCAGATCCTTGAGTACCTGAGTATATAGTGTTTTTATTTATTAAAGAGTAAGATGTTTTGTTTTCTTGAAATATAATTAAGTTAGTGTTTTCTGCAAAAAGCTTTTGTATACTTCCGTTTGCTGGATCTAAGTCACTAGTAGTGTCTTTTGCAATAGAAAAAACATTGGTTCTATTAACATCAGTTCTAGAGTTGTAAACACCTGAATATATTAAAGATGAACTTCTAATATCTTGTAAAGGGTTTTTTTCATTTAAATAGGCTCTAACTCCTTGTGAAACCATATCATTGTTAAACCCTCCTTTAATTCTAGCTTCTTCTGCGTAAAAATTATCAGTAGTGTTAGATGTGTTTACATCAATAGGAAAATCTGGATAACCATGTGGATTCCAATCTAAACCTGGCCACTTGGGATCATTGTAAGAACCACCACCCTGCAGCTGCTTAACCCAGAAAGAATTAAAATAACTTACTTCTATTATTGCACTCATATTATAATCACTTATTTTTAATAAATATTACTAACAACACTAAATTGCTAAATTTGGGTTATTTCTATAGTCTCTTCATTAGCTTGCACGCCAGCACCATCTTCCACAGTGAACTTAATTTGCCAAGTAACAGATTGTAATAACTCGCCAACATTTACAGTTACAGTATATGGAGGGTCATTATTAGAGCTATTTCCACCTGCCCAATAGTTTGTATCTGTCCAATTTCCCTGACCGTCTGGATCAATAACGGTTGAAGCCACTTGATCTGAAAATATACTTGAGTTAACGAAGAATATGACATAAGCAGCATTTACAGTGTTATAACTAGGGTTAGCAATAAACTGACTAATAGAAGTTATAGGAACTCCTGCTAATGGCTCAATTGCTTCACCGATTCTAATAAAGAACTTTATGTTTAAATACTCTTTTTGTAGTACTATTTGATAATCCTCTACTTGAGGCGTGTTAGCTGGTAATATAACAGGTTCTAAAGCGCCAAATGGATTATCAGGAGGCAATGTTTTATTCGTACCAGCTATAGCTTTTATAGAAGTTATATTCCACCTTAAATCTTCTCGCTGTGATATTATTTCACCGCTACCATTAACAGCGTTAAATGCACGAGTTGCTATATCTTGAGATGCGTAATTTCCATCTGGGACTAAAATACCATTAGAACTTAAACCAGAAACCGTATATGGCGGTAGATTAGTAGGATCAGTTGGCAATATTAAAGTAGGCGCTACATTAGTTACTTGACCACTAAAAGTTTTAAATAAATCTACACCGTTTAAAGTTAATTTAACTGTAAACACAAAAGTAGTTAACAAAGAATCAAATCCAACATAGAAACCTTGACCAGGCTGCTTATTAGTAGAAATTGTAAATTCACCATTGTTATTGTTTATTATAAATTCTCCATTTCTAGGATTATTATGTCCGTCTATAACACTAACTAAAACACCTGTAGAATTAGCTAAGCTTACTGGTGTAGGTGTAATAGACGTTATAGGCGCATTTACTATATTTAAAAAAGTAAAAATATTAGTGCAGACTGTAGGTCCAGTACTTGCTTCAGAAAGAATAAATCCAATACCTGTTATTGCGACAGGAAATTCTAAATTATCTATTCCAGTTAATATAGCGCTATTTAACTCGCTAATAAGACCAGCAGATGTAGTTTCATAAAATATATCTAACAAAGACTTGATAGGTTTTGTTTCGGCTATGGCTAATTTAGCAGAAAAATCATTTTCTTCTGCAACTCCTATAGACTTAGAAGTAGATAATATACCAACTATTGGATTGTTATTTGAATTAAATATAATACCGGCTGGGCCAAAAGTTAATGTAGAGCCAACATCAATGGAAATATTAGTTCCTCTTATATCTACATTACCTTTACCATTGCCATCCACATAGTAAGAAAATACATAAGCTCCTTCGGATTGAGATATAGATACATTACCAGAATTGTCTATAACTGTAACTGACATTCCTGATTGTATTTTATCATTTATTGATTGTAATTCAACTGTTCCAGGCATAGGTACAGCACCTCCTCCAGCTTTACTTAATGATGAGGTTTTAGTTAAAGATATACCTAAGTCACTTAGCTCCGATAATGAAACAACGCTTTCTATATCTGTACCTGGATAGTGTTGCTTTGAAGTGGTTGATGTGTTTTCAACTCTTAAACTTAGTCTAGCATCAGATCTATAGTTAGTTTGGCTAGGGCCTACATCTAACAAGTCTTTAGGTATTTTATTTATATTGTCTCCATATATACTAATAGTTGCTCTAGTTGCACTAGCAACACCATCTTCGTTTATAGCTCCGTTAACTATACCGGGCAAATAAACATTGTAATAGTCTTGTTCTTGCTGTTTTACAACTATCTTATAACTATACCAACCTGTTATATTTGGAGATGTGTTAGTATTGTATATAAAAGTAGCATTAGCACCCGCAGCAGGTGCAGCAGCACTACCAGGTATAGTTATAACATCACCGTTTTGATACCCATTACCTGGATTGTTTATAACAACTGAAACTATAAAACCTCCACCAAGTGATGGGGGATTTGACAAAGTGTAGTTTACGGTAAGCCCAATACCACTTCCTCCGGTGGTAGGAGCTCCAATAGGCTCTGTTTTATAATCAAAACCTGGAGTTAAATTAGATATACTAGACGGGTCATAGCTAATAAACAGACCAGGATAACCTGGTATTCCTGTTACATCTGGAACTCCAGAGTTAAATTTAACCTTTAAAGAATCACCTGGCCAAGTTTCTGGGCTTGGACCACCATTTATAAGAGTAGGTTGCCCTGTTGGATAAAATGGGTGAAAAATAGTAGATCCAAAAAATAAATTATTGGTATTAGATTCATCTATAGAAGACAATACAACATCAGACTGCCTACCATACCTGTCAGAGAGCACTACACCAACTTGATAACTTCTATTTTGTTTTAAAGTATGGTTTTGATATTCTCTTCTAATATTACCGTTTATAACACCAGTCGAAGTGGGTAATATTACTGATTTTGGCGCAGCAGAAACTTCATAGTTTAAAGAGTCGACACTACTATGTCCATCTACGTAATTACCATAAATAATTCTATTGCCAGAAATTTCTTGTGTTAAGCTTTTTAAAGGAACTCTGTCACTTACTCTAGTTATTTCATCTTCAGGCAAAACTCTTTTTGGAGCTCTAGATTGATAGTCATAAGTGATGTAGTTACTATTTATTGATTTAAATTCTTCTCTACTTATAGTATCTAAAACTTTTATAACATTTTCAGAATCATCTTTGTATATTATATCTATCTCTTCTACATGCATTTTTTCATTTAGCTCACTAAATAATCTAACGTTAGAGTTTAAACACTGTGGTGCTGGAATTTTTAAAGATACACTGTTAATAGCATTTTGAAAAAAATCTAACTCAGTTGACTCATAGGCTAGCTCAGAGTCATAAACATCTACATCAGTTGCGGCTCCATTTGTATTTAAAGATTTAGTTTTTGATAAAAAATATCCATTTTGTTTTGGCATAAAACATGCTTGAGTAAATGGAGAAATTAAAGAATTTTCATTATCATCAAATCTAAATCTATAAGCAAATCTTACAAATTTATCTTTTAAAAACTCGCAATCACCAGGCCAATTAGCGTCATAATCTGGGTTTGCTCCAAGAGTTATTTTTGTAAATCCAGTAATTGTTTGAGGATTATCTTTCCAAGATATAGTTAATTCAAGGCTTGTCCCTACGTAATTAGCAGCTGTGACTATAGATCCTTCAGTTCCTACTAACTGACCAGCTGGATTTTCTATTTTAGCTATAGCGCCTAAGAATTTTACCCCTGCTTGATTAGCAGCTCCTGATACTGTGAATTGTACATTAGAAGTAATACTGACAGGAACACTGGTTAGTTCAAAAGTAGATGGCAAAAACTCACTGCATTTGTCTTTCATTGTAGATTGTAACTCTACAACTAAAGTTATTTGAGCACTACCTGATCTAGGAGCTATGTTTATAATATCGCCATTTTGATAACCTTCTCCTTGGTTTATTATTTTAATAGCAACTAAATTACCCGTAGCAGCTGAAGTAGCACTAGTTATTTGAACTGTTAGACCAACACCAACTCCTGTATTAGCTGTTGTAGGTACTATCTCATCTAATAAATCAAAATAAGAGGCTGGAGTACCTATAACTCCACCGCCATTATCAGTAACAGAGTAATCTACTATATAATTATCTATTAATTGTATTGTATCAAGCGGATAATATTTAGCTACTGATATTTGATCTTCATTAGTGTAGTATGTAGGGTCTGGTCTATTAGCCGGGTTGGCTTTATTAACGTTTATTTTTCTTGGTTGATTCCTGTTATCAGTCCAAAATAATAAATCTTCTAATAAATTTACGTTTAATATATCATGAGTTAAAGAAAAATTTAAAAAACTACCTTCAACTAATTTTATGTTTGAATTTGTTTCAATATTTCTTTTCCATATTTGGCATAAAGCATTTCTACTAGCAAATAAAGACAATTTATCAGTAGATGTGTCTATAAAATTTGTTATAAAAACGTATATATCTTTATTTTTTTCATCTGCAAAAACCCCAATTATTTTAGCTTCACAATTATTAGTTAGATCAAAGTCTGTTAGTTTTATATTACCTAAAGAAGTATTAACTGTACCAACATCTGATCCTTCAGATTGACTAATTTCTACATTTAAAGCATCTCTATACTCACCATTGGGAATTAATCTTTCATCTAGATCTTTATTCATTCTAGATTTTATAAAAGTGTTTTTAGTTTGAGCCATACTTAATGTTTAATCCATTTAGATTTACCTCTCATTACTTGAGTAAATTCTTCAAGTTTAATATTACTTAATCTTATTTTAGCGTTTCTTAGTTTAGCTGATCTTTCTTTCTTGTATCTTTGAACTATGTATTCTGGGAAGTTAGCTCTTGTAGATACTATAGAATGCATTATGTGTGAATATAAGGCATCTTCTGCCATCTTAGGTATCTTAGTATCCATATCATAAGCTAAACCATCAGATATATATTCTAGTATTATTAATTTACCTACTAAGCCGCTAGAAAAACTAAACTTACCCTCTCTTTCATTTATAGTAAACCAACCATTTTTTTGAGAGACTTCAGGTTCTAAACCGTATCTTTGGCCATAAGCCATTTTCCACCACTGCCAATCATATACATCAGTGTTATTAAATTCTTGTGTTGTTAACTGCCCTGTTATATCTAAATTGTTATTATTAGCCCACCTTTCATCTGTCAAAGCTTGAGCAGATTCATTGTTTTCTCCAAAACTATTTTGAGTTGGCTGTCCAGTAGCGTCTTGTAGTAAAGGTTGTGTTGGATTGCTAGTTAATCTAGTTGGATATATAATATGTTTAACACCTGTTTTATCAACCCAAGATAATTGAACATAGTTAACATAGTCTTGAGGTATTGCTAGAGATAAACTAGGTGGTATTGTTAGCTCTTGAGAATTAACAGATTTTAATGTATCGTAACTAAACTCTTGTAAACCTCTTTTAGCATGAAATATAACGTCAGATCTTTTGCATCTAGGTATTAATTTATCCATGCCTACGTAAGCAACCATAAAGTTATTTACAATGTCAGTTAAGCTATTGTAAGAATAGCTACCATAATTATCCCAAACAGATGGATTTGTTAGTTTTACAGTTATTATAGAAGTAGTAGGTATAGGAGTTACAGTTGTAACCAAAGCGTATACAGCACCACTACCTCCACCTATTCCTTGAACAGGTACAATTGCATCTCCATTTGAATAACCAGTACCTGGATTGTTTATTACTAACGTGCCATTGGCGCTTATTATGTCTACTGTAAGTCCAGACCCAGTGCCACCAGTAGTTTCAATATTTGTTCCTACTGTGTAATTAGTGCCTACGCCAGATTGATTTATACTAGTTGCAATCTCTTGCGAAACTAAAGTTAAAATCTGGGTTTGAACGCCATTTATTATAGTTGTAGCAAGCGATTGAGTTATGCGATATGGAGATAAAGTTGGATATTGTTCTACGTTGTCTATAAATACTTTGTAATTATTAAAAGAAGTTGCAGTTGCAGTAGTGTCCCATATAAGCGGAGTCATTGCACTAGGCCAGGTTAATTCATTAGAATTAGTACCATTAGGCACATATGATTCACTGCCTGTGTAATACTGTGCGTTTGTTTCAGTTATTAATCCCATGTTTTATTATCTTTTTGAATTTACTTCTTCTTGAGCTAGTTCTTGAGAAGCTGCTTGAACTATTTGTGGATCTCTTATTATAACTCCTGAATATTTTAATATTTCTAATATAACTTCAGTTTGCATAGAGTCACTTATTTCAAAATTAGTTGAACCATATGTACTACCACTATTGAAATTACCAGAAGCTAACGTGCATATAGCATTAGGACCAGGTACCCCAACACCTCCACCGTTAGGATCAAAAGTACTTCCATCAAAAGTTATTGTATCACCTACACTATAGCCTGTTCCTGGGTCTGAAACAAATAAATTAGTGATACCACTTGCTAAAGTTACAGCCATTTTTATTTTTAAACCTACACCACCTCCAGTTGAAGTTATTGTGACTCCTGGGGAAGTACTATCGTATTCAGCTAAAGATAATGTAGGCGCAGTAGCGTCTAAATTAGGACTAATAGAACTTAATAAGCTTCCTCCATTGTTTAATGAATTTGCTGTAAAAACTGTAGGATCATATATAAATTGACCCAAGTTACCAGCATAATAACCCCATCTAACTAAATCAGGTTTTCTAATATAATTAAAAGTAACATCAGTATTTGCAAAAGTTGTTGGACTTGGAAAAACTGTTAGCTTGTCTTGTTGGTATTTAGCAACAGGAAAATTATTTGTAGGTTGTGTTAAAGGAGATAGTTTTATTTGATTGTAATCTCTATTACTTAATATCTCTATAGGTGGAGAATTAGTGCCTTTATTCCAAGATGCAGAACCAAATCTATGTAAATCGGTTGGTTGGTTATAAACGTTAGTAGTAGCAGCTGGGTCATTAGAAGCATTGTCTGTTTTTTCAAATACTTGAAACTCTTCTCTTATATGGTCCATTCTAGAAGCAAACTCCACATTTGTTTTTGGCATACGTATGTATTGGTTGTAGTCTTCAAAAAACTTTTCAAAAACTTCTAACTGAACCTGGTTTGCTACATTATTAAATTCATAAGGTGTTAAGTAACCTCTTTGCTCTTTATTTAATATAGTTAAAACCGTGGTATATACTGTATTTACGTTTATCGCCATTTTAATATTTTTTTAAAAAAAAGGGTGGCGATAAAACCACCCTTACTTATAATCACTTGTTATTTGAACTTTTTCTCTATAGATCTGTAAACTTCAAGTCCTTCATCTGTTTTAAACCACGCAGCCATAGCTGAATATGGGTTCTCATCAAAAGGTACTGTCATTAATTTACGACCATTAGCAGCCCATTTAAATGTTCTTTGATCACTGTCAAGTTTAATTATACTTTCTTCAACAGCTTTTATAGCAAAGTTTCTAATTACAACATTTTCATCTTGTGCTAAACTAATAAAAAGTGCAGGATTATTTTTAGCAAAAAGTAATCCATCTCTTTTTAATTCTTTACTTGAAAGACTAGCAACGCTTGATCCTAGTTCAACTCTTAATATAGCTTCTAATTGATCTATATCCATTGTTTTAGCAGCGTTCATTGCTTCTAGTTCTACTTCTAAGTCTTCATATTCATCAACTGCTTTAGCTACAGCATCGAACTCTTTAAATAAAAGACCATTGTGTGGGTGTTTAGCTAAAAACTCTTGCAAGCTCCTTTGCTCTTTTTTAACCATCAAATGACCTTTTTCAAAGACAATATGTTTTAAAGTGGCTGAACCTTGTTGCTCATCTACAAATATGCTTTTTTGATTAGTAGCATATCTTAATTCTCTTTCGTAACCTAAATCTTTATCAAACCAAACGCAAGGGTATCTTTTAGAGTGTCTAGATGTTATAGTATAGGTTAAAGGCATTTTATTACCTAATAGAAAGTAATTTCTATCTTTATATTCCCAAGTATCTTTTTTAACCTCTTGCTTGGGAGCAGGAGCCTTTTTTTCTTTTGTTTCCATAATATAATATAATATAATAATTAAAAAAGATCCTACCTAAGTAGGACCTTGTATTTGTTTTTCTAGTTGAATGCTCCTGTTACTGTAAGCACATCGTCTCCATTTATTTTTAAATAATCAGAAACTGTATTTGGTGACTTAGCTAAGTCATCAATTAAAGCATATACAGTTTGAAATCCTTCACTAGCAGATGCTAATGTTCCAAATCCACTTATAACATAGTCGTAATTGGAACCTGAATCAGTTGATGCATATTCAATTTTTACTTGAGTGGTGGTTCCAGTGATAAATGAAATTCTATCTAAAGGGATAAGAACATCTATAACTTTTGTAGCTGAACCAATGGTCTGTGATTCTTTAACTTTTATATAATTCATAATGATTTTTTTAATTTTTAATTATAATACTGATCTAAAAGTCAAGCTCGAAATAGTTAATCCACTAACAACCACTAAAGATGGTACTGAGTTAGGTGTTAAAGTAGCTTCTTGAACAGCTTTACTTACGTTTTGAATCATTTGAAGTCTCTGCGCGTCAGTCATTGCTCCACTAGTTGTAATCTCGTAAAGAGGAAGTTCTTCATCGCCCTCCGAAGCAGTATTCTCCACTATCATTCTAACTTGTATTGTAGTAGTGCCATTTGATAAAATTTCAGCAACCCCACTAAAAAGATGCATTAAATCAAACGAAGTAAGATCAGTTGTGCTTTTTGGTATTTTTATAAATTGTCCCATATTTTCTTATTTTTAAATGTTAATAAAGTGGAGAGCGTTAACTCTCCACATTTATATAATAATTAAGCTCCTTTGAATAACACGAAGTTATTAGCAGCTTGAGTTACTAAACATCTTTCAGATAAGAAATTAACTCTCATAACATCAAGATCAGAAGTATAAGCTCCACCTACAGATCCAGTGATCCAAGATTTCATCTTTCTATCTTCAGTTTCAGAAGCTCTATATCTTACATGTAAGAAAGGACGTCTAATGTTTGATCCTAACATTTGATCGTAAACTGTAGTTGTTCCAGCAGGAACCATTACACCATCAATCTCCTTAGATAAACCTCTAGTAGTAGCATCATTTAGATATTTCCAATCAGTTTTATAGAAGTCATAAGAACCTCTTCTAAAACCTGAAAATCCAAAATTTAGTGCCATGTCTCCGTCATTGTCAAATAAACCATAAGAAGCAGCTTGACTAGAAGCGTAAGCTCCATTAACAGCAGCAATCATATCGTCAAAATCAAGAGCAGTAGCTCTAGATAAGAATAACATGTTCTCTTCAATAGCACCTTGCTTGTCTAGTTGCTTAAGTATTTCATCGAAATCACCTAAAGCACCTGAACCAGGAGCAGCAGCACCAGCAAATCCAGAATATATATTACCTCTATCTTCGATAGCAGCAAATAAACCTTCAGTACCTTTTATACCTTGTTGTGCACCACCAACGGCACCAACACCACCAAAAGGCTGATCAGCAGTAGCCATTTTAACACCTTCTACCATTGACATTTCAAGGTAATCTTCAAATCTTAATCTTGTTTCAGATTCAGCTTTTAGATACCATAAGTAACCAGATTGACCATCTTCAGTAGATACTTCAATCCAGCCAATTTGAGCAACATCAGATCCACTTAATTCATAATTATCTTTAAGGATAATTGGAGAGTTAGTGAAAGTAGTGGCTTTAGGAGTAATAGCTCCAGCCATACCTACAGTGCCTTTTCCAAATTCAGAACCATAAACGAATAAGCTGTTATTAGCTCCAATTAAAGCTGTGCCTACTAAAGTAGCTCCTTCGTAACTAGTACAAGCTAAAACATTGTTAGCAGTTCCTCCACTTATACCAGTTACTAAAAGTTTAGCAGTTACTAATCCTGTTGCATTATCAGAAACTAAAATAGTGTTACCAACTCTAGCAGCACCTGAAGTTTGACCAGCAGGTAAAGCGATAGTTACTGTGTATAGTGGATCACCAACAGCTACGGCAATAGTTACAGAATTATAAGCTACGTGTAATCTATTTTGTTCAGACCAAATTACTTGATCAGATGTCATTGGCATTTCAGCGCCAACCATTCTCAAGAAACCACCTAATGTTCGGTTTCCGTATCTTTCTACTTCAGCTTCGTAAAGCTCAGGTAGATATTGTTGTGCCCACGCATTAAATCCGCCAGCTGCATCTTGGAAATTAATATAATTTCCTTCTACAGTGACTTTGTTAGGCATTGGAGTAATAGAGGCTGGAAAGCCTCCTCCTGATAAACTCATAATTTTTATTTTTTAGTTGTTGTTGTTTTTTGTTTTTATTTTCAACTTAGAACTATCTGCGCCAGTGATTGCACGTACTTTTAATCCATTAATAAACATATCACCATTAGCTTGTGGCCTAGGTTCATTTGTTATATTCTTAGATTTAGCCATCATATTCTTTACAGCATCGGCTTTGCCTTGCTCATAGAAATGATTAGCAATAGTATCTGCATTTTCAGCAGCGTAAATAGCTTTGTGATAACCTACAGCATCAACAACTTCTCCCTCTTTGTTTAAGAACTTCTTAACAAACGTGTTTAAGTTTGACTGTTTTTCAGCGACATCATTAGCATTTGAAATTTTATATCTAAATTTCTTTTCACCTAAATCAAAATCGAAACCTTCGAAATTATCAGTGAAATAATTATTAGTTTTATTTTTAAATAACTCATGATGCTTTTCAGCTATTTGTTGTTCTTTGTTGTATCTATTGAAAAAATCCATAGCTTTTTGTTGTTCTTGAGTAGCGCCCGGTCTCAACTTGATCTCGTCGTAATATTTACTCTTAGTTTCTTCCAAAAAGTTTTTGGCTTTTGCAATTTCTTCTTTGAATGCGAGTTTCTTTTTCTTAACATCTCGCTCTTCATCCATTTCTTCATCAAAAGAAAAGTTGTCTTCCATTATGAAATCTACTTCTTCTTGATTTAAGTGTGGTTTAGTATTTTTATAATATTCTCTAAGTAAAGTATTTTCATCAATATTAGAATAATCTCTATTTAATCTAACATAATCTTCTACATTACCACCAGTTTCCTCCATGAAAGAAACTAATTTTTCGATGTTTTCAGGTAATTGTTTACCTAATACTTTTTCATCTCTTACAGCTTCCTTATATTCGTTCTCTACTTTTTTAGTTTCATCTTCTATTATTTCTAGTATAGGAGATTCTACTGTTTTTTCTGGGGTGGCCCGTACTTCTTCAACCACTTCTTTGCTACTTGTCTCGTCTTTCTTTTCTTCGACAATAACATTGCTATCATTTGTTTCTTGTGTTTGAACGGCATCTTTTATTTCTTCTTTTACTTCTTCTTTAACTTCTTCTTTTTTACCTAAATCTACTTTATGTATTTCATTTGATTTAGTTTTTATAGAAGGTTTTTTAGCTTTAACCTTTAAAGGCTTGACTTCTTCTTTCTGTGACATAATATAATATAATAATTAATAATAATTACTAAGTATTAACCTAGCAATGGGTTTTGTTGATTTTGCTCAAAATCAGTTGGTAATAAATCGTTTTTACGTTGATCAATCATTTGACTTTGTTGAGTGGCTTGAATTCTAGTTCTTTCGTCTTTACGATCTTCTATTGAAGCTTCTTTTTCTTTCATGATTTGAAGATCCATTTTTTTCAACTTTTCATCAAAGCTATACCTCAACTCAAGCATCTGTCTATCAATCTCCGCTTTTTGTTGCATCTTGTTTATTTCAAACTGAGATTTAGCTTGTTCAATTTGTACTTCTGTTTCTGCTAATGCTTGTTGTTTTTGCATTTCTGCTAATGCTGCTTTTTCAGCTGATTGAGCATTTGCTTGTGCTTGAGCTTGTATATTAGCTTGTGAATTTTCTTGATCTCTTTTTTGCTTTTGACGTCTACGTTGTTTTAGCATTTGGTTAGCTAAAGTAATATTATTTATTTCTCTTAAATCTATAGCGTCTTCAAGATCAATACCACCCATTTTTAAAGCTATTTGAATATTGTTTTCTAAAACTTGCTTTTCTTCTTCTTCTGGCTCTAGTTGTAAGAATATACCAAAGTCATGTATATTTAAATCTGATAACTCATCTAGCGTAGCTACATTATATCGTGATATACTATTTTCTAATGCTTGTCTAGTAAAAGGAAATTGTAATGAATCAGCTACTCTTAATGACACGTTTTCACAAGTTCTAGATGTTAAGTATAACATAGCTTGAACTAAGTGTCTTGTAGCTGTATTAGAGTTTGCTGCAGCCAATTTCTGTAAACCTACTAAAGCATTTTTGTCTGGAGTTCCACCATCTCTAGCCTCGTTAAGTCCCGTCACATCTCTTATCATTTGTAGGTAATACTGATAAGTTTGTATAAGTGACTGTATTTTAGCACCACCAGATCCAGTCTGTAATTCTTGTATTGGGACTTTACCTCTGTTAGGATCACCATCTTGAGTTAAACTTCTACCAACAATAGATCCAGTTTGAAAATACATGTTTAAAGCTTCGGCTGGGTTATAGTTAGTTCCATTACCTAAATCAACTTCTGCTAAACCATCCATATCTAAGAATACACCATCAGGAACTACTCTAGACAACACTTGTTGTATTTTAAGATGAGTTAACTGAATCATATCAGCAAAACCTGTTATACGATTTACTAAAGAATCAATTTTACCTTTGTACATTCTAGGCGCACATATAGTATAATTCATTTTTACTTTGTTAGTATCAGAATTTGGTCTAGTCATATTTTCAGACATTTCCCATTTCAACATCATTGGATGACCTAATATTTTAGCTCCTGAATAAAGTGTTTCAATAGTTCTAGAAACTCTTTCAAAATTATCATTTTCAGGCGGATTAAAAGTATCAGGCTTTTCTAGTGCTTTTTCTAAACCAGTGTTTGTTTCTTTAATCTTAAATACTTGATCTGAGTAAGTTTTGTATTCAAAATAAACTACTTGAACAGTTTGAGAATCACTTCTGCCACTCCAGTTTCTTAAATACTCTTGATTGCCAGGGTATTTTTGAATACGCTCCATTTCCTGATTAGTTAAATTAGGAAATTGCATTTTAAGATCTGATAGTGATATAGATTTTACTTCACCAGCATAATAAATATCTTCAAAATTAGGATCTTCAGTATATGAATATATTAAAGCGGCTGGATCAACATATTCAACTACAACACCTTCTGCTCTGTTCCAGTTTGTTTTAACAGCACCAATACCTAGAATAGTTAAATCATTAGAAAATCTACGTCTTGTTAAATCATACCTATTTTTATCTAATATATTATTAATAACTTCTTCTTCAGCTATTTCAATTGATTGTTTATAATCTAATTGCAAATGTAATTGTAGTTCTTCTTCACTCTCTAAACCTAGCTCTTTACTAGCTTTGGATTGTACCTCAACTCCCAAAGTGTCTCTAAGTTGCTGTATTAATTCTCTTTCTTTTACATCACGCATTAACTCTTTGGCATAGTCAGTTCTTTTCTTTGTAGAAAAAGGATCTATTGCATAAGCTTTTATATCATAGTTTCTTTGTGACATTCCATTAACAACTATATCTACAAATTTAGATATAACTGGCACAGGTTTCCAGTCTAGGTTTAAGTAAGATAAATCACCATTTATAGCTAATTCATCTTTATATTTTTGAACAGGCTGCTCACCTCTTGCATATAATCTTAAGCTATGGTAGTTTGCATAATTAGTGGCGTAACCACTCATACCAGCTCCACCTCTGTAATTCCTAAACCATTCTCCTTCTATAGCATTGCCAACAGCAAGTCCATATTCTAAAGTAGCTTTCTCTGCATCAGGTACCACCTGGCTTGGGAACGAACTATTATCATTATAAGAAATCTGATTCATTTATTTATTTTATTATTTTTGAAATTGCCCCATCATTATCATATCTTTTAATACTTAATTTAATAGGTTGGTATTTTTTCTCAGGGTTAGGCCTATATCTATTTTTGTTACAAGCCATTATAGCTAGTCCAGAACTAATAGTAGCATCAAATTTAGTTCTATTGTTTATATCAAACTTTCCCCAATCTTCTAATGTCTTTTGGTGGTACATATCACCATGTCCATTTTCTATTAACCCTACATAATTTTCTATGTAAGATTCTATAGCAGCGGCATGTGCCTGTTTAATGTCTTCGCTTGAATTAGGTATACCACCTATTTCTTTCTCTGTTGTAGATAGTTTATTCCAAATTTTATCAGGACGATTCATTGAAAACCCTCTATAACCTCTACGCTTTAAGTAATACAATAGTCTAGGTTTATTATTTTCACAAAGTATAGGCATACCATAAAAAACGCAAGCCATTAAAACATCTTCAAAGAATATCTCAGCTGTTTGAGGTCTAGCTATGTATTCTAAAAAGAAATGGTTAGGTGGTGCATCTTCCATAGAGAACTTAGTTAATCCATGCAGTGAACCATTAGATCCTTTTCCATCTACAGTTCCAGAGATATCATAACTATCACAACCAAAAGCACCTATATGTTCATTTCCAGGGCTTTTAACTCCATTTTTAATAAACACTTTGTTTTGTAAATTCTTAGGAGGAACCCAAGATATTTTAAACCTACCATCTTTGTTAGGATAAAATTCTACTTGAGTGTCTTTAACTCCATTAATCCACTGAAAACTTCCTGTTGTTACAGATGAAATATTATTTATTTCAGCGTTATAATCTATCTGTTGATATATTTTAGTTAGATTAAATAAACTATCTTTAGCTTCATCTCTAAAAGCATGTTGCTCTGTTCTTGGAAATTGCCTGTAATATTCATTTAAACTATCAGGATCATTTTTTAAACCATCTACTTCGTTTTCCCAGTGCTCGATAACTCCAGTTGTAATGTCATAACCATCTGCTCCTTTGACTGTATCTTTTTCTCTAATGAAAACAGGTGATCCGTAAGAATCCATGAATCCTTCGTAGTTCCATTCCATAGGGATGAACATAGAATAGAGTCCAGAAGAAGTTTGTCCGTTACGATTTCTTTTTGTAACGTCTGAAGAGTAATAGAGTTTTTTGAAGTTGTTTCCACCTTTATCTAACGCGTTTGAAGTTGAGCCCATCATACATTTACCTACGATTCTTGATCCAAGTCTTAATGTAGTTTTAGTAACTCTCCAGTTATTTAATATATTATCAGGTCTTTCCCATTTACCGCTTTCATCGTGTGCTAATAGCTTTAGCTTTTCACCATCATAAGAGTTGTCACCAGTGTTTTTCCAGTCAATAGTTGTATCAAGTCCATCAAGCTCTCTTAGTTGTTCATTACTCTCAAGCTTTCTTCTAGT